AAGTATTAGAGCTATCAATAGAGCTGTATCACTGACAGACTATGCTTACCTTGCCGTCCAAACTACAGGGGTATCTAAAGCTATTGCTTCAGCAGACGTCTACACATCAATAACTTTGTATTTTGTTCCTTCTGGTGACCCAGGAGTTCAATCAGATAACGTTACCCCAAGCGCTGTTTTTAATAACACTGTGCCTAAAGTACTAGCAGCATTAATTGATAAAGCCCCAGCAAACACCACTATTACATTTCAACCACCTACATACGTGGGAGTAAATTTAGTAGTTAGCATTACAGTTGGAACGCAGTATAAGCAATCTTCTGTAACAGCAAATGTGACTGCTGCGTTAAATAACCTATTTAATATAAATAACGTTGTTTTTAATGACACAATCTCTATTTCTGATGTGCATGCGACAGTGTCATCCGTTGATGGGGTTGCCTACCAACAGCTTCAAAAGCTAGTCAGAGCAGATAAAGATCAAACTTTTACTATTAATAATAAACTTTTGTCATCAAACACTGCAACTTTGACTACATCTGTAAATCATAATTTAACAGTAGGTCAGACAATATCGGTAACCAACGTAGATGCTACATTTAATGGAACGTTTGTTGTAACAGCTGTAACCTCTAACACATTCTCATACGCACTAGTAGCTAGCCCTGTAAGCTCTACATCTGCATCTGGTTCTGTTACAGCCCTTACAGTAAACGATATTGTCTGTACTACTAATGAAATTCCAACATTGTATTCAATCCCTAATATTGGAACTTTGACTGTTAATCCTACTGGCGGAATTCTAAGCTAATATGTCACGTTACGGTATTGATTACTATGGTGTTGGTTATTACGGTAGTGATAACCCTATTAAGTATGATGCTGCACCCTTTACCGCAAAACCATACAAACAAGGAAAAATACTTTTAAATTGGGCTGATCCTACTGGTGATTGGTCTGAGTTAATTATTGTAAGAAATTCTTATGGATTTTCAATAGATGCGTGGGATGGCACAAGGATTTTAACTGCGTATAATGGTGCCGATCCTGTTATCTATATTGATGAGAATGGTCTAACTCAAGGTAACTTCTACTATTATTCTATATTTGTATTCAGCACTGTTCAATATTCTTGGGTTAATGCTGGTAGTGCTTTTGCTTTATCTGTTAAAGACCATGGCAATACCGACAAACTCTACAACTATCTTCCAGAAATTTACAAAATATCTCAACCATATTCAGCTACATCAGACTGGTACAACCCAGACCTGTATGCATTTTTAGGAAACTTTGGTTTTGAGTTGGATTACGAACAAAGTTTAATTGAAAACTTGATTAATAAGTATGATGTTCAAAAAGTAAGCGGTTCTTTAGTACCGACAATGATGAACCAATTTGGCCAAACCTATGAACCAGCAATTGGTTTACAACAAAACAGAATCATACTAAAAGATGCAATAACTTTAACTAAAGAAAAAGGTTCTAAAGACGGACTTATTGGATTTATAAAAGACTTTACTGGTTGGGGTATACCTGTACCTATTAGTGGCACCCCTAACCCTAGCGTTAACGGAATTACTGTGGGCCATAACATAATGCTTGATTACAACGACTCTTCATTTGAAGAGGGTATTGGGCACTGGGTATCTACCGATGGCACCGCTGACTTAGACCACCTTAAAGTATTTAATATAAAATCTTTGTCAGTTACCTCTAACGTAGCTACTTTAATTATTGGTCCACATAACTATGACGTCAGCAACAAGGTAGTAATTAGTGGACTATCTTTGCCTTTGTTTAATAGCGCTACCCCTGTTACCTTAACCGCGGTTGATCAAAATACATCTATTAGTTTTAGTATTACTACAGCTGATTTTTCTTCAGTATCTGGGTATAACGTATCTACAGGAGCCTATGGGTTAGTGACCCCATACCCAGCACCATGGGTAGAACCAACCGCACCAGAACTGTTTCCTAATAAAGCTAGCGGAGTGTTTTCTGTATATAACTTATCTACTAGCGCCCAAACAGTTAACACCTATTGTGGTGATGACGCTCCTATTACTAAGGGAATCCCTGTAACCGCTGGAACTCAATACACATTTAGCATCTACGCGGCTAAAGGAGCCACGGCTCGTACCGTTACTGCAAAGATTAAATGGTTTAACCGTTTTGGTGTTTATCTATCTACGTCCTCTGGCACTGAGGTCTCTGACAACACTGCTACCTTCTCTAGCTCTTATCGTCCATCAGTAACTGCTTCAGCTCCTACTGGTGCCTACTATGCCTGCCCTGGTATTTCTATAGCATCTGTGGGCGGCTCTGCCAGCAATGAACACCATTACTTTGACGCGGCTCAATTTGAGGTTGCGTCTTCTGCTACCTCTTTTGATGAAGCTCGCCAACTACACCTTATCCTGCGCGCTAATAGAATCAATGAACTATTAAACCCACACTTTGCATCCCCAATTACTCCGTGGAATGCAGCCAATGCTTCAACCTCAGTAATAAATACTTATGAAGAACCAAATGTAGATTTATTTACAATTGCCTCAGCCAGTATCTCTACCAATGTAGCAACAGTGACTTTGACTAATCCTCATAGTTACCAAATTGGACAAACCGTTGTTATCAGCGGGGTCACAGGCACAGGAGCCTCAAACTACAATGGTGTAAGAACCATCACTGCTGTAACTCTAACTACCTTTACCTATTCTGTAACGGCTAGCAATTCAACTGTTACTTCGGGTGTTGTGTACAGAACAGGAAACTCATTAAAGCTGACTGCCACTGGCTCTTCAGTATCCGTGTCTTCTTGGGATGGCTCAACTACATCTGAGCTTATGGGAATCTATTACCCAAATACTTCTTACACATTTAGCGTTTATGCTCAAGCAGGAACTGCTGCTGAACATGTAACAGCCAAGATCAACTGGTATGACACCAGCTACTCATTGATTAGTTCTTCAGTAGGAACCTCAACCGCGGTCTCTACAACAACTTGGGCGCGCCCTTACGTGATTGGAACAGCCCCAGCTACAGCTGCTTATGCCAGCGTAGAACTTGATTGGGCAACTACTTCTGGAAACATATTAGTTTTAGACGAAGCACTCTTTGAAAACAATGGACAAGTTTTAGATTACTTTGATGGCTCTAACGGTAACGGAACTGTTTATGACTTGTTTTGGGAAGGTGGCGTACCAAACGCTGCTCGTAGCCACTATTACAAAAATAGATTTTCAGTTCAAACAAGATTGTTTGGAGCAACACTAAACGCTGAACTGCCTATGGGCTCTACAACGGCAGTGTACATAGCACAACCACAGACGTAGTACTATTACGCCATGTTTAACTTATTTCTTGTATCAATGGCGGTAGCGTTTTTTCTTGCTCTTCTACAACCAATAGCGGAAGTCCTTGAAATCTTTACTAGTGCTATGGCAGTCAATGCCATTTTTGCGGTAGGACTTTCCTTTGGTGGTAATGCCCTTATCGGATTTCCTGTTAAAGAACTAATACTCAGGGCAGTAGCCTGCGCCTTCTTAAGTAGGGTTCTATTGACTGGGGCAGAGCGACTTTCCACCTATCGTCCCGCTGTGATTAGACAAAAGTAAACTTTGTGCTAATGTAGGCCTCCCCTAACAGGAGGTCCTATGGACAAATATTATGTGATGGTAGCTGGTGCAGGAAGCACCAGTCGGGCTAACGTAGAAGCCCTTATAGATGACTACGTATATGCAAATGGACAAGATGTAACTTTCTTGCTTCCTTATGAAACATCCCCCGCGCCTGGACAAGTGTTTATTAGTCAATGGGCAAAAGATAAAAGCAAAGATGTTGTTATCTTTTCCAACGAGGGTGCAAAGCATGATGGCATCTCTTCAGCCAGCATGATTGAAACAGATAATCCATTAGAAGAGGCTTGCAAGTTCGCGGGTAAGGTTAAGACCGCAGGGTTTGTACTATGGAACAAAGACGAACCTAACAACGAACTGCTAGACACTATGCTCCAACACAACATAACCCCTTATGACCTAAGTGAGGGTTTAAATAAAATTTCCCCCACCCCAGAACATGTGGTTACAAAGGGGGAGGAATTAATTGAACCTGCCTTAGAGCCTGATATAGACATGGAAGAGATAATCAAGCGAGTCACCGAAGCTGTGGTAGCCCAACTACTACCCTCTAAAAAGGCTTCTAAGGGGCCTAAGACGTGATTACAGCCCGCGCCCTAGGGGTTTACCTGTATCTCTATGCCTCAGGAGCCTCCATAAGCGCTGAGGGCCTTTCCAAGGTATTTGGGGAAGGCAGAAATTCCATGAGGTTGGCTCTTAAGGAGCTGAAGGACTACAACATGATCTCTTCTAAGAAGGAGCGGATTGGCAACAGAATTATGACAGTAAATCGCCTTGTGNAGCCCAATCTCTGGCGACCAGAAGTTGGTCATCTGATACAGCAGACACAGCTGAATAGCTATTTAAACTTAAATGCATATTCATATATAAAGCAAGAAAGATTACTTGGGGAACCCAAGGAGGGAATGATGGATAACGAATTTAGAGCGTTAAGCTATGAGAGCGAAGAGGATGAGCTAAGAGCCAAGATTCGCAAGGAGCGCGAACGCAAGAGTGCCGAATACGCTCTGGCCAAGGAGCAAGAGCACAACAGAAAGCGCGAAGCCAAGATGAGCAAGTTGCCGATTGACTGGACTACAGACGAATCGGTAAATGAATTTGCTAACCGCATGGAAGGCATGTGGCACGTGACCCCTTGGAAAGTTGCGCGGACAAGGTTTCGTGGCGCTTTTGGTCAGGCTCGCAAAACTCACGGCACCACAGGTGATATAGAGTTAAAGATGATGGATAGATTCTTTGCAGGTCTAGAGCACAATAAGCACATCAACGACCCTGAGATAATTTGGAAAATGTTTATCCGCGACTTTGGTAGTCTGTTGTTGGATGTAGAACGTAGTACAGTCACACCTGCAGATATCGCAGCAGCCGAAGATATTTCAGACAAGCAGTGGGAGAAGTATTAATGTTTGAAGTCAATGACTTAAAACCAGTTCGTAAGATTTGGGTACGCGTTGCAAACATTCCTGAAGCAAGACTTGGTTGGACTTTAGATGACTGCACAGAAGTTGACCCAAAAAAGATGGAACGCATTCGTCAGTGGATTGACTATGTTAAATCTGGAGATGTAATCCGCGCATCAGGTAATAAACGTTGCGGTAAAGGTTTACTTCTTTGGGGAGAGCCTGGTCACGGAAAGACAACTCTTTCAGTTTCTTTAATACAAGAAATTATGACTACGTTTCCTATTGAACCTTTTAAAGTTGATAGCGGAAAAGTTCTTAACCGCCCATGTTATTTTGCAACCTTCAATGATATCTTAGCGTTGAAAGGTTTAACTATTGAAGGTGTTGCTACTGATGACCAAGAGACTTTGTTTCAAGGCATGCTTGGAGAATGCAAGAATGATGCGTATAACATCAGAGTTTTAATTATTGATGACCTTGGCAAAGAACACACCTCATTGTCAGGTTGGCAGAGCAGCATGCTTCACCACATCTTGCGCACACGTTTTAACCACGGATTGCCTACTATAGTTACCACTAACATTAAGTTAGAGAACTGGGCTAGCGAATATGGTGACGCTACAGAAAGTTTTGCTAACGAAGCGTTTTATTATTTACCTATAGCTGCTACGGAAGATTTAAGAAAGTGAGGAACGAAGTGCAGGCGTCAAGGTTGGTACAGGTATTCTTAAGCCAAGCCCACACACCTGGCCCAGGTATCTATGAGGTTACCTCAGATTTACTAGGTCGTTTATTCTGCACTTGTCCTGGATTCAAAGGTAGAAGTACCTGCAAGCACACTAAGTTTGTTCAAGCCCGTATAGATCAAAACAATGGGAGCTATCCATTAGAAATTTCTAAACGAGCAACGAACGAAGATACGATTAAGGCTAAGCTTTNTGATGAAGACTTCAGAGAGTTCGTGATTAAATTTGGGAAAATAGAGGTTTTCTAAATGCGTAACGGGGATATCAGCAACGAGCTCCCCAAAAGAATACTTGTAGTGGCAGACATATTCTTGACTGTAGAGCTCAATGTAAAAAAGAAATATAAGTTAATTCCGTTTGTTCAAGTAGAGAAGAAGGTTAGACGCGACATACTAAGCGCGTTGTACCTTTACACAACTAACCGCGGTGTTACGTTGGAGTTAGTTTCTTACGAATTGACAGACGAACAACTTTCTGAAACGATGGATTATCTTGATAACACAGGGACTAATCCGTTTAGATACTACTCAGGCTACGAGTCCATTAACCATTTGGTTAGTGAGCTTCCATACAGGCCAGAGGTTATCGGCGTAATAGATGCACCAAGTAACATATTAAGATACGGACACTGGGGATTGGACTTCAATAGCTTATGAACAACGAAGCAAAGCTACTTAGCAAGATTATTGAAGAGCGCAGTGTCAACATTGTTCTTGAGCGCGGTGTTAATGAAGAATGGTTTTCTGATGCAAACGATAAGAAAATATTTCGTTTTATGCACAGCCACTACACCCAGTATCAAGAAACCCCAAGCCTTGATGTAATTGTTGATAACTTTCCTACTTATCAACTGCTTGAGGTCCCAGACAGCATTGATTACTTTTTAGACCGCCTTGTTGAGAACCGCCGTAAGTTATCTATCATCCACACAATTGGTAACGCTCTTACTTCTATTGAGAAAGAGCAAGACCATGAGGGAGCACTCCTTGCTATGGAGCGCGGGATTATTAAACTTGAGGAAGAAGGTTTAACACGGTCTACAGATTTAGAAATTACCCAAGCCGCTAAAACCGCTAAAGAAGAATACGAGTTTCGTAAAGCAAATCCAGGGCTACTTGGTTTGGCTACAGGTTTTCCTACGATTGACGCATCAACTTCAGGATTGCAACCTGAGCAGTTAGTAGTAATTGTTGCTCCTCCTAAGACAGGTAAATCAACCCTGGCTTTACAAATTGCTATTAACGCTCAGCTTGCAGGTAAAGTTCCAATGTTCCTTTCATTTGAAATGAGTAACACTGAACAGAAGAACCGCTATTACGCTATGCGCGCCCGTATTTCTTATCAACGCCTGATGAC